AGAGAGCATGTTAAATTAATATTAGATAATAGAGATAAAGAGGACACCCATGACATTCCAAAAACAGTTCCTGATGAAAGTTATTATTATAAAATATTATCACAATTAGATAAAAATAATATTGAAAATAAAAAGATTATGCAATGTAAAATTGATAATAGAACTCATAGATGCATTTATAATTCTTTAAACATGACTAGTCTAAAAAGAAAAAGAAAAAGCGGAGCATATTTTTTTAGAAAAATAGAACCTAATAATCAACATATAACATATAACTATTTAAAACATACAAGATGAATACAAAAATCATTCCCGTAGGAAACAAAGTATTAATAAAGCAAGATGAAGTTCCAGAATATTATGGAAATACAAAAATTTTAATTGCTGGTACAAGAGAAAAAGAAAATAAAGGAACTATTGTTGCAGTAGGAGATTTAGTAAATACAATGAAGCAGGGAGATCATATTCAATTTGCTGATCATGCAGTTCCTGTAGTAATGACTCATGAAGGTGAAGAGCATTTGCTAATAAACATCCAAGACATTTTAGCTATTATTGTGAATGTATAAACAAGTACCTACATATGAAAATGGTAATTGGACTACTACAGATTTTTTTGATGAGGAAGAATTTATAAATTATTTATTATCAATATTTAAAGAACCTGGTAAATATGATTTTGATAAAACAAGTTTTATATTTAATCAAGAAGCTAGAACATTTAATAAACAAGGGTTTTATTGTAATGCACCATTTAGATCTAAGGATTTTATTAAGTATTGGAATATTGAAAAAGATAAATGCAGAAAAGGTGTAATATATAATAGTGAAGGTAAATCATGGTATTTAACTAGAGATTATTATATGTGGTTAAACTTTCTTCCTATTTATGATAAAGAAGAAAAAGCTTATGGATTTGCTAAAGTTAGAGATGCTCAATATCATATGGCGTTGTATGAATTGCTTGCTGAATTACATAATAAGCATTCTGCTATATTTAAAAAACGTCAAATAGCATCTTCTTATTTTCATATGGGTAAAATTATAAATACTTACTGGTTTGAAGAAGGTAGTGTTTGTAAAATTGGAGCAAGTCTTAAAGATTATATAAATGACAAAGGCTCTTGGAAATTCCTGGAAGAGTATAAAGACTTCCTTAATGAGCATACGGCTTGGTATAGACCAAGCAACCCAGAAAAGGTTTTACTTTGGCAACAACAAATAGAAGTTAGAGTTGGCAATAGAAAAACAAGTAAGGGTTTAAAGTCTAAAATACAAGGAGCATCATTTGAAAAAAATGCAACAACCGGTGTAGGTGGACCAACAACTTATTTCTTTCATGAAGAAGCTGGTATAGCACCTAAGATGATGGATACATATGAGTATTTACGTCCTGCAATGTCTTCAGGTATGATGACTACAGGTATGTTTATAGCTGCTGGATCTGTGGGTGATTTAGATCAATGCAATCCTTTAAAAGAAATGATATTAAAGCCGGTTAATAATGATATATATGCCGTTGAAACTAATCTTTTAGATAAAAATGGAACTATTGGATTATCTGGTTTATTTATTCCAGAACAATGGTCTATGCCACCGTATATAGATGATTATGGTAATTCTAAAGTAAAAGAAGCTTTAGAAGCAATCATGATTGAAAGAGAAGAATGGAAAACAAAACTTAATCCAGAACAATATCAATTAAGAATATCTCAGAAACCAACTAACATTGCAGAAGGATTTGCATATAGAAAAGAATCTGTATTTCCACAAGGTATTACATCTAAACAATTAAAAAGAATTGAAGATAAAGAATATGGATATGAACTTCTTGAATTAGATAGAGATGAAACAGGAGTTATAGCTAAAAAGAGTAATAGATTACCAATATCACAATTTCCAGTAGATAAAAAAATGCAAGATAAAAGTGGTTGTTTAGTTGTTTGGGAAAGACCAATTAAAAATCCTGGTTTTGGTACTTATTATGGATCTATTGACCCCGTCTCTGAAGGTAAAACAACTACATCAGATTCTTTGTGTTCAATATTTATTTATAAAAATCCTATAGAAATTACAAGAGAAACGCCTGATGGATTAGAAACATTTATAGAGAAAGACAAAATAGTTGCTTCATGGTGTGGGAGATTTGATGATATTAATAAAACTCATGAAAGATTAGAATTAATAATTGAATGGTATAATGCATGGACTATAGTAGAAAATAATATTTCTCTTTTTATACAATATATGATTTCTAGAAAAAAACAAAAATATTTAGTTCCTAAAAACCAAATACTATTTTTAAAAGATCTTGGATCAAATAAATCAGTATATCAAGAATATGGCTGGAAAAACACAGGAACTCTTTTTAAATCTCATTTAATATCATATGCAATTGAATATTTAAGAGAGGTTATTGATGAAGAAACTGATGAAAATGGAAATGTAATAAGACAAACTTTTGGAGTTGAAAGAATTCCGGATGCAATGCTAATTAAAGAAATGATGGCATACTATCCAGGTTTAAACGTAGATAGGTTAGTAACTTTTTCTGCATTAGTTGCTTTTGCAAAAGTACAGCAATCTAATAGGGGGTATGTTAAACGTAAAGAAATTGATAAGGCTAATTCCTTGCATAATTCAGAAAATTTGTATAAATTAAAGTATAGTCCGTTTAGTAATTTAGGACGTAAAAAGAATAAAGGATCTTACAGTAAAAAGGTAAGATCTGGGTTTAAAAATTTTAAATAATGGATTATTACATATCTTGTACACATAATTACACTCATATTACGTATATTATAGTAGATAGTATTATAACAACACCAACTAAATTTATCATATAAAATGAAGGTATTAAATGCAATGCAATTAAAAGCTGGAGCAAAAGCTGAGGATGGACCAACTACAGCTAGCTTAACTCAACCTATTCAATTCTTACCAAAGAAAAAAAAGGATGATGATTGGGCAGCCTGGAATTTAGATTGGTTAGAATTACAAGGTTTAGAATTCTTAAGAGAAAATGCTAGAGGTTTATTAAAAAACTATAAACTTGCAAAAGGCATTATTACTAAAAGTGATTACATAGTTGAAGAAGCTAATGAATATGGAGATTTAATGGATATTTTAACTAAAGAAGATGAAACAGCTCTTGAGTTAAAATTTTACCCAATAATTCCAAATGTAATTAATGTATTAGTAGGAGAGTTTTGTAAAAGATTTAATAAAGTACAGTTTAGAGCAGTTGATGATTTATCATACAATGAAATGCTTGAACAAAAAAGAATACTGGTTGAAGAAAATTTATTGGCTGATGCAGAACAAAAGCTTTTAGCACAAATGATAGAGCAAGGGATGGATCCATCATCAGAAGAAGCTCAAGCAAAACTTAATCCAGATGCTTTAAAATCATTACCGGAAATAGAAGATTTCTTTTCTAAAGACTATAGAAGTTTAGTTGAAGAATGGGCTAGCCATCAATTAAATGTAGATGAGGAAAGATTTAAAATGAAAGAATTAGAAGAAAGAGCTTTCCGTGATATGTTAATTGCAGACCGTGAATTTTGGCATTTCCGCATGTTAGAAGATGATTATGATGTAGAATTATGGAATCCTGTTTTAACTTTTTATCAAAAATCACCAGACGTAAGATATATATCTAATTCTAATTTTGCTGGTAAAATAGATTTAATGACTGTATCTGATGTGATAGATAGATATGGCTATCTTATGAATGAAAAACAATTGCATTCTTTACAAAATATTTATCCTGCAAAATCTGCAATGTATCAATTAAATGGATATCAAAATGATGGTTCATATTATGATCCTACTAGATCTCATCAATGGAATACAAATAGCCCAAGTTTAAATTATAGACAATTTGTAAGTAATTATGGTCCTGGAGGTGCAGGAAATGACGGAGATATTGTAAGTTGGATTTTAAATGAAGGAGATGACTTAATGCATTGGGGTGAAGGAGAATTAATGCGTGTAACAACAGTATACTGGAAAACTCAACGTAAAGTAGGTCATTTAACGCATATTAAATCAGATGGAGAAATAATACAAGATGTTATTGATGAATCTTATAAGGTAACTGAAAAACCAGTTTATGATACATCATTATTTAAAAATAAATCTAAAGATAATTTATTAGAAGGTGAGCATATAGAATGGATATGGATTAATGAAGTATGGGGCGGTGTAAAATTAGGACCAAATCTTCCAGCATTTTGGAAATCAAATATGTCTGATAATATTAATCCTATTTATTTAGGTATTAATAGATCTAAGCCTGGAAGAATACCATTTCAATTTAAAGGAGATACTACACTTTATGGATGTAAACTTCCAGTAGAAGGAAGAGTATTTTCTGACAGAAATACAAAATCAACATCTTTAGTTGATTTAATGAAAGCTTACCAAATAGGCTTTAATATGGTTAACAATCAAATTGCAGATATTCTTGTAGATGAATTAGGAACTGTAATTATGTTTGATCAAAATGCATTACCAAGACATTCAATGGGTGAAGATTGGGGTAAAGCAAATTATGCAAAAGCTTATACAGCAATGAAAGATTTTAGCATGCTTCCTTTAGATACATCTATTACTAACACAGAAAATGCAACAAATTTTAATCATTATCAAACACTTAATCTAGAACAAACAAATAGATTAATGTCTAGAATTCAATTAGCTAATTACTTTAAACAACAAGCATTTGATGCTATTGGGGTTAATCCTCAAAGAATGGGACAACCAATAGCACAAGAAACAGCAACGGGAGTAATTAATGCAATGAATCAATCATATGCACAAACAGAATCATATTTTGTACAGCATTCAGATCATTTAATGCCAAGAGTTCATCAAATGAGAACAGATCTTGCACAATATTATTATAGTACAAATCCAAGTGTTAGATTAAGTTATATAAATTCAGAAGCAGAAAAAGTTAATTTCCAAATAAATGGTACTGATTTATTGCTTAGAGATTTTAATATTTTTTGTACAACACGTACTAATCATAGAGCTATTTTAGATGAACTAAAACAATTAGCTCTTACTAATAATACAAGTGGAGCAAGTATTTATGAATTAGGTAATATTGTAAAAGCAGATTCTATAGCTGAAGTATCTGATATTCTTAAAGATTCAGAAATGAGAATGCAGAAACAAAGACAAGAAGAAATGCAGCAACAAGAGAAAATGCAACAAGATCAGATTGCTGCTAAACAGCAAGAAGAAAAAATGAAACTTGAATTTGAGCAACAAGAAAATGAAAAAGAAAGACAAAAAGATATTACTGTTGCAGAAATTAGAGCTGCTGGATATGGTGCACAAGTAGATGTAAATCAAAATCAAGTAAGTGATTTTCAAGATGCAATGAAAGATATTAGAGAAACATCTCAATATAGGGAGCAAATGAATTTTAAAAGAGAAGAAAATGTTATGAAA